TTAGTAGAAAATTGGTATTACTTTTATTGCTTGTAATTTGGCAAAGTTCTCTCGGGACTACGTATGCTTTAGCTGATCTATCGAACGCAATGAGCGTAAACCTATCCTTGAACGGTTATGCAAAATTCAATAATGGATTACTTGTACAATGGGGCAGAGTTGGAGGTTCATCTACAGCTTCGTATAGTGTGACTATGCCTACATCTTTTTATAATACTGAATATAAAATATTTTCAACTGTATATAAGCCTAGTAGTGACTCCGCCGTATATTCATCATCTCCTTTGGCAATAAATAAAACAGTTAGTAGATTTTATTTGAATAGAAATTATGCAAGTGGGGGTACTACTGGATTATCACAAGAATCATGGGACTGGTTTGCGATCGGGCGTTGGAAATAACTAAAAAACAAATATTATGAAGTATTGGAAAAATGGATTCTACGATGAACCGGTAGACGGTTCAGTAGAAATAACGGATGAGCATTACAATCAGCTATTAGATGGGCAGTCTAACGGTTTACTGATAGTTGAAAGTAAGAATGGATACCCGATTTTGGTAGAATATGAGTACGACATTGAAGAAGTGCGAAAAATGAAAATATCTGAAATACAGATATTTGACAAATCGATCGATGTCAATTCTTTTAAAATTGAAGGGGAAAGTATGTGGTTAGACAAATCCACACGTGTTGGATTATTTAACTCAATTTCGATTGAGAAAAATGCAGGGAAAACGCATACAATCCTGTGGTATGATGCAGTGAAGTATGTTATCCCTATACCTGACGCTTTAGCAATGTTGAATGCCTTAGAACTGTATGCGCTCAACTGCTACAATGTGACACAATCGCACATCGCAGCAGTCAGATCATTGCAGACTATTGAGGAAATCGAAAACTACGATTATACGATAGGTTATCCGGTAAAGTTGAGCTTTCTGGGATAACCAGTTTTGAAGTTGTATGCTTCAATTTCTTCTTTTGTTTCTAATTGATTGATAGCGTTGATATGCCTTTGTGTCGTATCATAGCACGCAAGGGCATACAATTCTAGCTGTTGTAATATGTCAATAGCTCTTTCGATTGATAAGACAAACTTTGTATCACCAATCCAGATACTTGTTTCAGATCGTCCGGCTTCTTTCTCAATATTGATTGAGTTCATAAGCCCGACGCGTGTAGACTTGTTTAGCCATCCCAATACTCCGTTTATACTGAACTGATTCACTGTTTGGGATGAATCGAACAATCGTAATTCATCAAGTTTTTGCGCTCTGGTTTCTTCGATAGTAGCTTCGTACACAACTAAGATCGGATAGCCTTGTTTGCTTTCAGCGATTATTAATCCAGCCGACTGCCCAGCTAACAACTCCTGATAATGCTCTTCCGTAATTTCTACGGAACCGTCTATAGGTTCGTCATAGAATCCTTGTTTCCAATACTTCATAATTCTTATTTTTAAAGTTTCCATCTACCTATTGCAAACCAACCATAACTTTCCCCAGCTATTGATCCATATTGAATTGATTTAGTAATAAAATAAGAAGTATATTTCCTGACTATCTCTTTTACAATAGGAGATGTATAGCTACTTATAACCGTAGTAATTACTGTGTAAGTATCATTGTAGAATGATGTAGACAAAAATACATATTGTTCACCTGTAGTACTGTTCATTGAGTTTGGAGACATATATCCCCATTGAATCAATAATCCATCTTCATATTTTCGATAACCGTTTTGTCCTAAGTTTTGCTCTTTAATTTGAGCAGCCTTAGTTCCGAGAGAACTTAGTAAAGTTTTCTCCGCATCCGTCATGAATTTTCTTGTAGTACTTTCTTCAATCATTGATGCTGGATGAGAAGCCGGATGAGAGTAATTATTAGCTCCGGAGGCTATTCCACTAAGTTTTGTACGTTCTTCATCCGTCATAAAACGATGAGTCGAATCTTCTTCAACGTCTGTCGCTGTATGTTTATGAGAACTTGCAGCATAACTACCCTTGGGTTGGTATGCTGAATCGTGGTTGTGATTTCCTGCCGCCTTACTATTCCAAGCATCTTTTTCCGAATCTGTGACAAAACGATGTGTAGAATCGTCCGTAATGTCAGTTGCTGCATGTTTATGAGAAGACGGTGCATAGCTACCTTTAGGTTGATATACTGAATCGTGATTATGGTTTCCCGCAGCTTTACTGTTCCAGGTCTCTTTTTCCGTGTCAGTAACAAAGCGGTGAGTACCATCAGGAGTTATATCCGTTGCTCCGTGTTTATGCGAACTCGCTGCATAACTTCCTGCTGGCTGATAGACCCCTGTATGAGTATGATTCGACGGAGACGCACCAACTTCGGAAGCTGTATAGGATGGTTTACTTGCAGCCTTCGCCCATGCAGGTACATCGCTTGCTGGCATCGAAGTTGGAAAATCACTTATTTCAGACTTCTTGTGAGTATGCGCTTTCGGTACACGTGTGTCACTTAACCGGGCATCATTTCCCTCGCATACGGTTCCTTCTGCACTACCAAAATTCTTATTAAAGGCAGAGTTTTTAGTGAATGCAGGTTCGTATGTACCTGCATGATTGTGATTAGATGGAGATGCACCTACTTCGCTTGCTGTATAGGCTGGCTTAGAAGCTGCTTTCGCCCATGCAGGTACATCGCTTGCCGGCATCGAGGTTGGGAAGTCGCTAATATCCGCTTTCTTATGCGTGTGAGCTAACGGAGTTCTTGCATTGCTTAAACGCGAATCGTTACCCTCACATACAGTCCCGGCGGTCGTACCGAAATTCTTGTTAAAGGCGGTCAGTTTAGTGATAATCAGTTCATATCTACTATCATGGTTATGGGAGTCCAAAGCTGCTTTCAATGCCTTTCCCTGTTCTGCGGAAAGGACTTTATTAGTCCCTCCACTTGTCAGATTATTAACAATATCAGAAATATTAAGTTTCTTTCCCAGCTCTGTTGCCATCGTCGTAGCAAAGTTAGGATCATTGTTAAGGGCATTCGCCAATTCAATAAGTGTATCGAGAGCATCCGGAGCACCGGCAACAAGCGCATCAACCGCAGCTTTCACTTTTGCGTCAACTCCTGAAACAGCATTGTTAGCGGCCAATGCTGCTGCGTTGGCATCGTCAGTCGCTTTTTTTGCTAATCCTGTCTGTGTTACAGATGCATTTTTAGCCGCATTTGCTTCATCTGTCGCTTTCTTCGCTAAGGCGGTTTGAGCTTCTGATTCAGCTTTGGCAGCATTGGCCCCTGCAGCCGCAGTAGTTGCAGCATCTTTAGCTGCATTAACACTACCAGCCGCAGTATTAGCCGCATCTGTAGCTTTCTTTGCAAGAGCCGTCTGCTCAACAGATGCATTTTTAGCTGCATTCGCATCATCTGTTAATTGCTTGACAAGAGCAATCTGTCCGGTGGCTTCTTCTGTTGCTTGCGTCATTTCCTGCACAATACCGGCATACTCTGACTTGCGTTGAGACTCTGCTTCGACACGCTCCGTTTCGGCATTTACACGCTTAGCCTCATTTGATGAACGAGTACCTTCCGCAGTTTTACGCTCATCTTCATTCTGCTTTCTCTTATCTTCTTCTGACGAACGGGAAGTTTCAGCCGTAGCGCGGGAAGTTTCAGCAGCCTTTCTCTTGTTTTCTTCTGATACCCGGCCTGTCTCCGCTGACTTGCGGGCTGCTTCGGCAGATACACGTTCGGATTCGACGGTAACACGGTTAGATTCGGCAGCCACACGCGAGGTTTCATTTGTTTCTCTTGTCGCTTCATCCGCCTTTCTCTTATCCTCGGCAGAAACACGGGTAGATTCAGCGGTAGAACGACCTGTTTCAGCGGTTTTCCGTTTATCTTCTTCCTTCACACGTTCCGATTCAGCAGAAGAACGACCTGTTTCAGCGGTCTTACGTGCATCTTCATTGCTTTTACGTGTTTGTTCATCCGAGACACGTTTATTTTCTGTATCAACACGTCCGGATTCAGCAATTACCCGTTTACCTTCAGCAGTTACGCGGGCCGCTTCTTCCGACTTACGCGCATCTTCATTTTGCTTTCTTATATTCTCGGCAGAGGAACGTCCGGTTTCAGCCGTAACGCGTTCTGTTTCGGAAGTCTTTCTTTTATCTTCTTCGGACACACGGGAAGTTTCGGCAGATTTACGTGCTGATTCGGAAGCTACTCTCTCGGCTTCTGCTGTTCCTCTTCCTGTTTCGGAATCTTTTCTAACCTGCTCGTTAGCTTCTCGTGTACCTTCAGCGGTAGCACGTTTCTTTTCTGCATTATCCCGTGCAGTTTCCGCAGTAGATCGTCCTGTTTCAGCGGTCTTACGTGCATTCTCATTAGTGATACGCACTGATTCAGCAGCTTCCCGGGCTTGCTCTTCACGGGAACGATTCGTTTCGGCTGTCTGCCTGGATTGTTCGGAAGCATTACGACGGGATTCGGCTGTTTCACGGGCTGATTCATTGCTTTCAACAGTTGCTTCTAATTGCCGCATATCGGTAGTAGCTGTTTTTGCATCACTCGTAGCCTTGAGCATATTATCCAAGGCAGTCTGAATCTTCTCTAAACCAAATTTAAGGCTAGTCTTAACTCCGTTGATTACTCGGTAGCCGATAGTGAAGAAGCCTTTCATGTCGCTGGCTTCGTTCAGTTCTGATATTTTTTTCTTCTTTAATGGCATAGCAAATCAATTTAAATCTATATAAAACTCTCCGTCCTCTGTTATGATAAATTCGCCCGCTTCGGATGAAAGCAAGAACTCCGTTTCTCCGATCCGGAAGCTGGTAAATACGAGTTTCAAAGTGAACTCCCACCATACACCGTTATTTAGCATGAAATCATTCGTCTGACAACTCTTATAATAGCAGGGATAGCTTTCACTCCATTCATCACAATAAAATATACGTTCCGCATCGGAATACTCATATCCTTCATCATCGACCTTAGCAGACAGTTTTGTGAGATCATAGAGTAGGGCATCACGATTACGCCAGAATGCTTCAATCGTCCCGGCCCGCATCAGGCATTTGAGAGATACTTCTTTGATCTGGAATTTCACAACTTCACCGTCATAGATTGCTCCATCTTGACGTTTAAAATTCTGCAATAGGTTCTTTTTTACTGCCGGAGTTTTTAATATCTCGGCATTACTACCTTGCAATACGACTACGCCATAATCGGATAAGTCTTTGTCATCAATCTCGTAACCTTTAGGCATTGAAAGCTCATTTACGGGCTCCTGGTATTCGTAATCGACTTCTCGGGGGAAGTCGTTACTAAAAATAAATTTAGCAACTTCAAGGCCCGGATTAATAACATAGCTGCTTTGTGAAGACAGACGTAGATTATAAGTCCTGTCGATTAAGGGAAAGTAAAATTCATGATAGCTCAAGTCAGAAAGTATATCAATCAGTCCACCAATACCCAAACTGCCTATATATGCAAACTCAATGCTTACTTCAGCCGTATCCAATGTAGGACTAGAAAGATCAAATTCCTGTCCGTCTTCTTCCGGCCAATCATTCTTGTCCGGTTCCTTCATGGTTGGAAATGCTACCAGATTATTATAACTTCCCTTTGTAATACATATACCCAAACTGATATAAGCATCTATTCCGTCTATGTAGAATTGTCCTGTCATCGTTTCAATGTTATACCTTTAGTGTTTAACGTGTCTATTCCCAGCTTTACAGACTCTATGGCTTTTTCAATCGCTTCAAGCCGTGCTGTATGGCTGCTTATATCAGATAGATAAGTGATAACAATATCATTGTATTTCATTATTTCTCCCATATATTTATCCAAATTTGAAAGATATGCGAGTTTTTCCGCTATTTTATCCGAATTAGACTGGAGATGCTTTACACCTTCATTAATTGAATATGTATGAGAGATCATAACAGCAAAGCTACCGTCTAGCTTATCTGCAGAGTCTTGCGACATAGAAGCAAATCCTTTCTTTGATGCCTCACGTTCATCGTCGTTATCATTCCAGCCGAACATTTCTGCCATTGCATCTCGTTTTGCTTTCATCTCATCAGCAATCTGTTGTCCTTCCGTCTTCAAATTATCATATTCATCCTCAATCGTACCATTTTTCATGGCATTGTTAAGTTTTTCTCTCCAGTCCATTAACCGATCCATGTACTCTTCTTTAAGCATGGAATTTAGAATAGCATTCTTCATGTATTCCTCGAAACTGTCGGCAAAGTCTGCACTATCGGCATCCATGTCTATAAGTAAATCCTGAAAGTCTGAACGAAGAGAAGCATAATCAATGAGTGTTGTGTCTACTATTTGTTGTTCCAACACCTCTGCAACCTTTCCTACCCCATTCGCGATTTGATCAGCGAATTTCTGTGTATCAGAATCAAGTTGAGACCAAAATATGCCAGCATCCGATTGCAACTTTAAAAGTTGTTCATCAGTCAAATCAAACAGACCGGTCATACGACCGCCCATTTTATTTTTAAATTCATTTACCGACATGCCTAATGCTTTTGCAGCCTGCTTCCATCCTTCCCCGGACATATCATCTACTTCATCATACCCCTTTGAATGTGACTTTCCAGAAGCACCAGAATTGAGATACTGCCGGCCTAATACTTTTGCATTCTCACTTTGCAATTTTATATTAGCAATAGCAGCTTCATAAACAGCGTTTGCAGTATCTCCTGTTAAAGTTTCCGCTAGTTCTAACTGCTTTTCAATTACCCGATCGAGGATATTAATATAGGATTCATACGCTTCTTTCGCTTTCTCGTATTTCTCGGTCGTATCGTCTTTGCCGAACATATCGAAGATTTTCATAGCTATCTGAACGGCTGCACCAATGATAGCTAGAATAACAGATGCCTTTTCAACTGTACTTATTGCATTAGCAGAGGTATCGGCAGCTGCTTCAACCCCTGCCATTGCAGTCATTGTAAATGAGCCGATACTGCCAATAAGGGAAATAATCTCACCAGCCGGACCACCGATCGATTTACCCAGTTCGTCTATGGTATCCGCTAACTCCGAAATCTGTGTTCTAACTTCTTTTTCTGCCTTCTTAACCTGATTATCTTTTTTTACAACCTTATCTTTTGCCTCATTGTATCTCGAAGTCTTTTCTTTTACTTTATCCAAAGCCTGTGCCTCGGTCAGATAAGCTTTTGTGGAATCAATTTTACCAGTCTTTTCGTTGAATTTAGAGGACTTGACACCATTTTCAATCTTAGCACCACCTTTTACAGCTTCTTGAGTCTGTTTAGCATTTTCTAATTCAATTTGCGCATTAGCTAACTCTTCCTCTGCTTCTGCTAGTTCTTTCTTCTTGTCAGATAATGATTGAAACGGGTTACGTGAATCCAATTCATCCATAATTGATTGAATAGTACTAGTATATTCGCGAAGCTGGTCCGGAGAAAGAACTTTGGCAGCCGTACTCTTTGCATTCTCTAATTGAGTCAGCAGAGAATTAAGAGTTTCAGAAGACGTTTCTTTCAGATTTTCAAATGCACGAACATACTCCGGAGACTCTTTCAACTTATCGTAATCCAGGCCCATCAATTCCATTCCCTTGTTTTTTGTCGCCTGGGCTATGGAACGATCAATCTGTTCTACTTGATCTGTATCTCCATTCTTTACTGCTTGTTTTCGTTGTTCCTGCAGGGTAGCAATATCTTCATTGAACTTTCTCTCAATTGCAAGACGTTGATCTGTATAATCCTGATACTGATTCAACAGTTCGGATAAATCATCTCCACGATTATATTTAGTATTTGTAACTTCCTTTTTTTCATTAGCAACTTTATCAAATGCATCAAACTGTTTCTTTACTGGCTCTGATTTGACATATGCTGATGCATTGAAGGTTTTCTTTTTATTTTGTGGATTAGCTTCGAAAGCTGAACGAGCTTTTTCAATTTCTTGTAATTTCTTATCCTCTGCTTCACGCTCGATAGCCTGTAACTCTAGATTATGATTGAGTTTCCTTTGTCTAAGGACCTTTTCGCTACTCTCTTTGAGCTTGTTGATTTCAAGTTGTTCGAGTTCATTTGCAGAGTCCTCTTTCATACGCTGCTGCTCTCTATTCTGCTTATCTAGCAGGAGTTTATACTTCTCCTGTTCTTCACGGAGCTTGTGAGCTTGGTCGTCCTGCTTGGAAGATGAATCATAGACTTTTAATTCTTTTTCAGCTTCCTTCAGCTTCTTGATATTTTCTTTGTAGGAAGTAATAACGGCAGAATCTATCCCTTTGAACTTTCCAGCATCCATTTGCTTCTTTTGTGCTGAAGCGATTGATTCCAGTGCCTTTGTAGCATCATCTTTTTGTTTGGTCCAAAAGGCTTTATTCTGTATAGCAGCCTCTTTATTGGCCTGTACTTGGGCTTTAATGGATATAGAATGCATATTTACGGCTCTGTCAACCTCACCTTGTAACAAATCCACCTCTTTAGATACAGCTTCTCTATCTTCTTTTAATGCACCGGTATACCCGTTTTTGTTATTTGTTAGGATGATTTGGTTGTCTATTTTTTGTAAGCGTTGTTTCGCCATAACTAAATTGGTCTTAGCGATAACAACATTTCTTCTTGCTTCTGCTTCTGCTATTTTATTAGTCAGCTCCAAGTCATCCATATCTTTCAACTTCTTCAAGTCCATATCCTTAAAAACAGACTTCATTAAACGTTGTAGTTGAAATAGAGCCTTATATCTTTCCGTAGTGGCAGCCGCATCACTTCGTGCAATAGATACAAGATCTTGAATCTTATTCTTATACTCTTCATTTCTTTGTTGGCTTTCTTTTACTGTTTTATTGAATCGGTCTTGTGCTTTTTCTGCGGCGGTTGCACGGGTGGCATATTTATAAATAGCATATCCGAGAGCTGCAGCTGCAGCAGCTGCTAACACATAAGGATTAGCTAGCATTGCCGCAGCATTCTTTAATAGGGTAGCTGTATGTAGCTTTATTGTCGTAATCATCGCTTTCCTTGTTGCCATCTGTTTCACTTGAGCAGCAGTAAGTATATTTTCAGATACAGTTCCAGCTTCAACAGCTTTACTATATAAAAGAATTTCATATTTTTCCATCTCAAGCAATGAAATATGTATTTTCTTTATCGCATTTATTGCTATAATAGAACCTTTATAGCCTACAAAAGCACTTGTAAGTGTTACAATCAATGCTCCTAGTGTTTTCATTGCTTCTTGTATATCTCCATTCTCAAATGCTTTATTGAATGTAGTTGCGATGGAAGATATTTCTTTTAAAATGGCTTCTCCCATTGGGCGAAGGGCTGCCGTTATATTATTACCAAGAAGCTTCATTTGATTTTCGGCAGATGAAGCCATTTCCTTAAAGGCCGCTTCTGCTGCACCTATAGAGTTATTAACTTCGTCTAAATCGGAAGCTGCTTCCTTTGCCTTTTCGCCAGTAAGCATTAATGCAGCCTGGAGTGCTTCATCGGTACCCAACAATTCTTTCATTTTGGTTGATGAACCGCCTGCTTTGTCATAAATAAGTTGTAATGCTTCTTGGAAAGTACGTCCTTTGAATGTAGCGTCTCCCAACTGGTTGGCTGTACCTAAGATAGCAGCACGTATTTTCGTCATTGCTTCCGAAGTGGGAACACCTTGTTTGGTGATTGATGCTACTGCGCCCAGGACTTCTTTTATATCAATGCCAAATGATGCAGCAATAGGTGCTGCTTGGGCTATACTTTTGCCTAGTTGCCCAAAATCAGTCTTACCTAATCGAACGGTGGTAAATAACTGGTCCGAAACTTCCTGGGCTTTAGAAGCATCCAATTTATAAGCATTTAGAACTGTAGTAATAGCATCAGCTGCAGTAGCAGTATCGGTTACTCCACCAACAGCAGCTTTTGCGGATGCTTCCAACACTTTCATTCCGTTGGCTCCGTCATGTCCGGCAGATACGATCTGATAGAGAGCTTTGGCTGCTTCGTTTGCTTCAACGGGAATAGTACGAGTTATCTCCATAACTTGATTCATGTAATCCGTTAAGCTGCCTTTAATTCCATTTGAAAGAGTAGCAACTTCTTTCATGCTTTGTTGAAACTGTTTTTCAAAGTCGTATGCACCTTTGGCAGCTCTGGCAAATGCGATACCTGCACTAATGCCGATCCCACCGAATACATCGAAAGCGGTAATTTCACTGGCCATTGCCTTAATGATTCCCATCGCTTCCTGACGTCCGGAATATAGTCCTGAATTATCTATGCCTGTTGCGAAATATAACGCACCATCTTTATTCTGAATACCCATATAGCATTTATTCTTAAAATATAAAGAGGAGGTAAAATTTGGCTATTTCGAGAAGAATAAGCATCTTTGCAGTGTTCTAAGACCAAGGAACGATTTTTATTTCAACGTATTAGGGAGTTGATTCGCCTACTATATCACAATATAGGCTATCAATTCCCTTTGCTACATAATCCTAATGCGTTGCAATAGATTATGTTCCTTGGTCGGAAAGAATAGGGGGAGAGATAGCCTTTTTCTATAATATATAAATCACTATTCATTAGCGCCATGACCAAGGAAAATGAAAACGTATCCATAGCGAATAAAAGTAGCTATACGGAAGAAGAGATTAAAGCTGCCTACGAGAAAGGGAAGAGTGAAGGAAGAATTGAAGGGATGCTCGCTTATCAGAAAAGATTGATTGAGAATCTACAGCGGGATAATGCATCTCTCAATCAGAAGCTTCAGGAGATTAAAAAATAATCCCCCATATCTTCACAGATACAAGGGACCAGAAAACATACTCTAAACCAATTTAATAAAAAAACAGTTAACCTAATATATAAACACAATGGCAAATTACCTTATCGTTTGACCTTTCCAGCAATATCGTTATATTTCTTTATCCTAACTGTCTTACTAGGGTCATCAAAAGACGGAAGTTCTACCCACTCATAATCTCGTCCTTCAACATTTCCGTCTTCGTCAGTCATCTTATTACGCTGTCTCATCACAAATGAGTACTCCTGAAGTAATATCTCTATTAATCCATAGCTACTATCCAACGTTTGATTAAACGTTAATCCTAGAGCTTCCTTTGCAATAACTAAGAATCTGCTTTGGTTATATCCTTCCAGCTTTGCAGATTCTTCCGAGCGGCTATTATCTCCGTCTCTCGTAGCGGGCTCACGTTCCGAAGCATCGTGATAGAGGTACAAAAAGGGTGATACCCTATGCGATATATGATTGCATTGAATAATATGCGTACATCCTCCCATGTCGTATTGTCAATGAGGGCGTTTTTAAACCATGCCGGCGGATCACTTGGCTTGTTATGAATGCCCAGGCAAACGACATCGAGAAGTAGTCCTCCATATTTATTCATCAATTCTGGAAAATCAGCATTCAGCTCACCATCTTTAACAATCATTTTATCAATATCTTCTTTTTCAATTTCAAGGAGAAGTGGACGAATTCTAAACCATGTCCGGACAGTGATAGGCTTTATTACAATACAATCACCGGGATCCTTTCCTTTCGGAATAGAATCTCGGTTAGTAAAATCAAATGGAATCTTGACAGGCTGCTCCGTTACGGATTCCGATTCTTGCTGAAATAAGTTCTTTATACTCATAATTTCCTCAAGGAGCCTAGCCCGTTGTACTTCCAGGCAATACATTCAGTTATTCGCGACTAACTTTCAATACTTTCGGCTCCATTCTTCAATAGTTTGCTCCTGCAGGCGGATTCGAACCGCCGGTATCTACATAACCAATGTAGCGCTTTTACCAACTAAGCTATACAGGAATCCAATTAGTTATTTCTTAGCTGCACTTGGGGCAGCTTCTCCGCCCTCAATATTCGCTGCATTTGCGGGAGCTTCTCCACCTTCAAGAATGGTAACTACTTCGCGCATGAAAGCGGTCTGTCTCTTACCTTCTGCAGTAATAGCAGACTGCATATATACACGAACAAGTAACAACTCTGCCTGCTCTGATCCCGGAGCCTGTGAAATCTTTGAGGCAATTTTACCATTAACGATGGTATAAACCACTTTCTTTCCGTCTTTAGGCAATGTCTCGCACTGGAACGTTTTTGAAATAGAGGGAGTGTTAATAGGCTTTTTCCAAATGTTTTTTCCTCCTGTTGTATCTACTTCACCGCCTGCCAGTTCTTTAAGGACTTCATTGGATGGAGTAGGGATGGAGAACTCAACATAATCTGTCGTATCTTTCACCAGTTCAACATAAAGGGGTTCTTCACTACCTTCTACTTCAATCTTCACTTCCTTGGGATCTGCAAAGTTAAATGCAACACTTCCTTTTGTCGGAAGAGGAAAATCTTTGAGGTCCGCTCCTGGAACACCGTCACCGACTGTTCCGAATTTAATTTTACCTACGCCCATAGCGATAGGTCTTACTTCTCCTGCCATAATTATTGATCTATTAAAATTTCTAATCTAATATTTGTACAAGCAAAGCCCTCTTTCAAGTCCGGCATTGGAACACTCCAGAGAACTGTCACTTCTTTACATGTACCGTCATTGCTATTGATTGAATCAAGCGATTTCCTTACTTTACGCCTAAGTTCCTTCATGCGCTGACGTCGGGGCATGCCGTTTTCATTCAAGGGGACAAAGATATTGACGTTAACAGGTACTTTATTAATGAAGTCGAGCTCATTCAATTGCAGGTGATTGATAACGATATGTTCATTAGTAACACCCGATTCCGATGCATCTTTGTAAATCATAACATTAGTTTTTGCAGTAATCACAGCATCGTAGACTATATCTACAGCGTCGAATTCATCCATAATCAAATCTTTCTAAAAACAGATTTCAATGTATCTCTTAGATATTTCTCACATTGCGTATTAGCCCCTGAAACGACTTCATATCCTTTAGCTTCCACGGCAGCCGCATATTCCATTCCTGCAACACCTACCAATACATAACCACCAGTATACGACAGTGAGACTTCTTCTGCAAGCCTACGACCTTTATACTTACCGGTTGTCTTATCAGTTCCTTTGTCGCCCTCCTTAAAGTTTTCTGTAACCACTTCGCCATCTTTGGCTATTATATATCCAATAGAACTTCGAAGGTTACCGGTCTGGTCTTTATATGAGCCACTCCGGCGGGCTACTTCGATAAACTTTTCACCTCCTGCTTGCAGGAAAACAAGCATCTTATCTTCTGCCTTACTTTGAAAATGGTCGAACCAGCGTTCCATTTCATCAAAGGTGAATAGGGGAGTCATGCCGTTTTTCATACGTTGATAATTGAATGTGATTGATAAGGTTCCCAACAGATAATCGGTACGTCAATACCTTTGGAAGCGACTTTCAAACGCAAAAACTTACTACCTGATTGAGGCTGAATTTTGGTATAGAAATAACCATGCACTTGCGCTTCATCACCAGCCGAATTACGTTTATAGACAACAGTACCATCACTTACAGGATCATAACGTCCAGGAACGGATATTTCAATCGGTTTTCCAGGAACCCATTCACCGTTTACTGTCTTTCCGTTAACGTCGATAGTGACTATCGCTGTATGTGGATATCGTTTTACCATCTGTTCCCTGCCCTTCCCTTGATAATGATTCGTTTCCCAAGCTTACCAGCCTTCTCCGGCTCCCCATTCTCTATATACAACTGCTTTGCAGTCTGGATATAGAAAGAACGGGGATGAGTGATAGAAAGCTTGTTTTCACTGAAATCCGGTGAGTTTACCATCATGGCATAAGTATCAGCGACACAAAGACCGACTTGCTTCATGCTTTCAGCAGTACATTCTGCTTCGGAGTTGATACCCCGCTTAACGAAGACTACCTTATCCAAGAAGCCTTCCATATCCTCAATGGAGGGATATTCCAGTATTGTTTCTCTGATTGTTGCCATAATAGATGATTAATAACCCTCTTCGTCTGTTTTTTCAGTATCTTCACCTTCCGTCCATGCCTGGCCATCAGTTTTCATGATGTACATTGCATCAGGGTCATTGATTACTGGAATTGCGTTAGCTTCCGCTTTAGTCCACTCTTTGAACGGTTCCAGTTCAGACCACTTGCTGATAAAAACAAAGTCTTTTTTCAGCGTGGAAGCTTTCTTCTTGTACTCGACAGAGTGTTCTGCTGCAATAGGTCCATGCTGAACGTCGCCACACTGCAAATCTTCCAAGAAACAAATATTGGCAGCTTCCCATGGATTTACTGTAGTACGTTGATGAGCGGCATTCTCAATACGAACGGATGGACTTACAAGAACGATCTGAACACCTTCCGTATTCTCTTGGGCAGCAAGATACTCATTGATAACTTTCTTGGAGATAGTCAGCTTTTCTTTCTGATTAATCCAGCCCCTAACCTTTTCGATAACAGCCTTCTGTTTCTTCAATAGAGCAAATCTATCTTTGCGCATCACTACATATTTGATAGTAACACCTTCGGCAGAAGCGGCAACTACGGTATCTTCAATATCCTGCAAGCCGTCGGCCGTTGTAGACTTAGACCAATCCACAGCAGCAACTTTCTTGTTTTCATTAGGCATACCACAGCCTACAAATTCTTCGGTAACAATACCATTGTTATTGCTTGAATTGAGAATGAATCCACCTTTGGACATCAACTGCATACACCACCATTCAAAACGACCGCGAACAGCATTATATACAAAATCCTGATCTTTGAACGCAAGGTCAAGAATAGATTTCAAATCCGAATCACCTTCACAATCCCTGCTAAGTTGCTGGTATTCATTCCAATCACTTTCGTTCATACCGCGTTTTACAGCAGTCTTAGGAATATCACCTGACATCTTACCGATAACTTCACGTTTCTTTTGAGGTGCGGAAGAATCGAATGAAATAACGTCAGCGATAACCGGTGCACCTTTCTCACCTGTAAGAGTCTCCCATTTCAGAGAGTTCTTCTGCTTTACACCGAAGAAATTAGGGAAAAACACCGGCTTAACCTTACGCGAGTTAAGGCGGGCACCCATATTCTTACGGTTCACTTGTTTAATTAAACTTCTTTCCATATATAGTTATGAATTAATGGATTACACAAAACGGATAAAATGAAGCAACGCTTTAATAGCATCATCAACAGGGTAGGGCATTACTGCTTCATTAACAGTACCACGCACCAAGAGACCTGACTGCTGGTTAGCTACGGTCACATCAACCTTGTTCATGGTGATAACCTCCGGGGTATACTTGAACTTTGCAGCTTTGGCAGCAGCTTTAGCAGCTACAAGCACTAACACATCATCTACTTTCACAGCCCCAATCGGACCGGCAAGAGTTATTGTGTCATAGGCCGGGGCGGTCTTGTCGATTGCGGAGATTACATCGGAAGCTCCAGTTAAAGCACCGCCGATTGTAACCGCTTCCCCAACTTTAAACACATGATTCTTTGCTACCTGAATAGCCACCGCATCGGCAGCAGCTACAGCCGTAACTCTTCCAGTCTTAACAATATGATAAAGACCGTTAGCGTCCTTACCCACCATAACAAGCGGAGGAAGTTCATCAATGATTCCCTTCAGCTCCGCACGGGCAATAGTTCCACCGCCCTGAATGTCCTCGATAATCTTTTCGATTCCGGGGGCATACTGAAATTCACTTTGCTTTTTTCTGAACATAGCTTTTAATTATTAATTATTATTCTTCAAGTCCAAGGCTGGCAGTCCCGTTATTAGCACCTTCCTCGTCCTCCATTAGTTCCAGCCATTCTTTCTCTGAACGTTCTTTGGGCTTGTAGGAATTAGGCTTGTAATCACCACCGGCAACCTCATCATCTATTACTGACTGTCTGATTTCAGCGTATTCTTCTTGCAATTCTTTAATCTGATCTTCAACAGAAGTTTCAGAATTGACATCAATACGGTTAAACCACTTTTCAGGCAGTTTTGCATCTGCAAATAGTGTTCTGGCTGATGCCTGTTTCGTGGAAGTTGTGACTGTTGATACGACAGAAGATACCGATGCGGTCAACTCGGAGATTTGCTTCTGTTGGGCTTTCAATAGCTTAACTACAGATGCGGGCAAATCTTCGAAGTCTTCATCATCGTCTTCTTCATCATCGTCATCGGATTTTACTGTTTTCTTAGTCTTTTTAGCCGACTTGATAGGTTTACCATCCTTTAAACCATTGTTCTTTTCATACTCGGCAATAGCATCCTTTTTTGCTTTTTCTATTGCGGATGTGCTTTCAAGATCAGGAAGAATATTGTCTTTGAACAAGGCAATATAAGTATCAATATCCTCCTCCTTTTCGATTTTGAAGAGTTTCTGAACCTTTACAGCGTACTTTTCGTTTACACCTGCGGCTTTCAAGCCCTTTTTAATAGCATCAATGATTGTCATAACGATTTTCTATTAAAATATAAGGGGAGTAAATTTTTCCTGCTTATATATTTTATTTCAGAATCAAATGCATATATTTGTAATTATGTCAAAGTATAAAATGGATTATATAGAAGATAGACACGAATATTACAATGTGTATATATCTAAGTGTACACAATGCAAGCATTTTAATTTTGATAAATTAAAATGCCCGGCATACCCTAATGGCATTCCTGTTAAGTACCTTGATGGTTCACAGGTACATGACAAAAGAGAAAGCGACCAAAAAGGGGAGTTCGTCTTCCTAAAAGAATCCAATTAACGAGTTTTCGCTTTTGTATAATTCCATCCCATTTTTCCAGATATCCGTTTCCATAATATATGATAATGGACCACTGAAGCCATTGTTGGGGATAGTGTATTATTATTGATTCTAGCAGTAAACTCTACTCTTAGTTTGTTATTCTCCCGATTCACTAGCTTTTCGAATTTACTAATTGTAATTCCCCATCCTTCTTCGGGACGTTTCATAGCGAATGTATAATTAGGTGTTACAGCTCTCATTTCTGATACATTATGAGCTATTGCAAGATACATATCAGCCGGACTGAATGAGTTACCTATTCGTCCCAAACTCTTTTCTGGTTCTTGCCAGCCTCTTGGGTGATTATGTGTGAAAACGCAATCTTTCATCTTTGCACATTCTTCATCCGTAAACGCAACACTATATTTGGCTCCGCGCTTATCGATTACAACATTACCATTCCTGTCAAATAGGACTCCTGTCTCAAAGCTTTTATTCAGGCGTATTTCATTCTCTGTGTTGGTTATTTTGTTATAGAGTTTTCGCTCATTCCATTTTTGTTTAATATTTGCAATTTCAGAATCAGTCTTGATACGTTTAGGTTTAGAAACCTTTATAACTTCATTCGTAATAGGTTGGGAAACTATTTCTCTTTGTAGTCCTCCATCATTGGTAAAGTTATCCTTGTACCAGAAAGCAGATTGTAATCCATCTTTATTTTCGCTGACGAAATCCTTTGCCGCCTGGGGAATATCCGTAATAGTTTGGCCTTGCGGAACTGTGTCATTCAGCAAGAAATCAGCAAAATTTTCCGGCTCCATGGTGATAGGAGTGGCAAAGCAGATACAAAAAGGATGAAAGCCTGTAAACTTGAACGTTTTCGGATATTTACCTACCATCGCATCACAGATCTTGCACGGTCCTCGATTATTGGCCGAGCGATGTATCTCAATACCTAATATGAAGTCTTGTTTGCTCCAACGTTCATAGTCTGCACTCCGGTAAGCTGTGTTCGTCGTTGTTGCAGATGTCCGGAGAGCGTTCTTATATGCAGAACGATAAACGCCTTGTCCTGGGTGGTAATCTTTCATCGGTTGAGACAAAACTAATTCGTCTTTCTCATTCCGGATCCTGCGAAAGCGTTTTTGGGGATTTTGCAAAATTTGCCGTATATCACTACTGATTCCGTTTGAATTACGTCCGGCAACTACGCCGCTATCAAGATAGAATTCGAGTTGCGATTTCGTCTGCTGTGTAATATTCCAGACTCTATCAGATAATTTGAATCCGTTAGCGTCTATATCATTTTTTAGAGCTTCAAATGCAGATAGACTATGGGTAAACATTCCATCTTTTGTTGCACTGGAAATAGACATTCCCTTGATGAACTGGGAAATAAAATCATCATTCTTTCTTTCTGCTCGTTCCCAACCGTCCTTTTGAAATGCAGAGATATTAGCATATAGCATTGATTCAAGATTCAGCAGTTCCCGGTCAACTGCACTCTCTATTCCCTGATTGCTTATCCATACATTGTTTTTCCCCGCATCAAACCATTTACGGAGATACGGGGAAACAGAAAGTATAAACTGATTAAAGATATTGGCTATTACGGCCTGCTGTGCAGCAACTTTCTGTATGTGCTGTTTGTCGTAGAAAGAAAGTCCGGGCATAGCTTAGAAAGTTGCTCCTATGAGTGAATTATTCTGTGCAGTCTCTTTCTCATCATTCTTCTTACGATTCAGTTCCGCTTCCACATCATCTGTATAGGGCGAATTTTTAATAATCGTCTCTTTACTATTGAATTGAGAAGCAGTTTCAAGGTTCTTGAGTTCTTCCGCCAAATCCTGTGGGAGAATACTACCAAACTCTACCTCAATGTAGTTGTCATTTAGCTGTGATGCATATTTTGTATGTGTAATATTTGCCATTCCTGCTTGGACGATTGCTACTGTTCGTTGAACAACTGGACCAAATATTTCCATCTGTTCAGTAGCTTTTATCTCTGCATCAATCAGCATAAAACGACGTGAAGTGCCGCTAAGGTTGCCAAGTCCCATTAGTTTATTTATAGACAAGTCCGGACTGGAAGCTCCGGAATGTATTGCATCATCCAATTGGTTTAGTTCAAGTGTAACGGATTCACAAGATTGTTGCCATGCAAGATAATCTGCATCACCGTGATACGATGTACCAGTATCTGAATCAACCTCCATACTGAAGTTCAATTCCTTACCAACCGTTTCTTTGCTCGGAAGGTTAGCTAAACCATAAGTTTTCAGTATAGGTTCAGAAAAGTAATCATTAGTATCTGATAGCCGGGAAAGTCTCATTTCTTTCTTGTCAATCAAATTAGCAACATCTTCCCAATCCGGACAATCGACCTCGGCATATACTACCGGAATCTTGCCAAAACGATTCTTTATCTTTTTCACTTGCCATACACCGTCCATGATACCGGAGTAGATAACATCTTTCGTATAGATTTTCACGCATTCGCAAGTACGGCCATTGACTTCTGCATTGTATTTATAGAGAAAACCGTCCATATCGTCGTCCTCATCAAAGTGTGGATAGAATTCACATTCGACATTACTATCCTTGGGAGTAGAAAGAATCTTAACTTTCAACTGACTTTTTCCATCGTTCTTGGTAACAGGATAGAATACAATAGCAGCCTTGGTTTCAGACAACACTTTGCGAGCAAACTCTTTCAATACAGATTGCATCTTGAGTTTTCGCTTATAGACTTTTTTGAACTCGCAGATCCCGTCGTTCGAATCTTCTGCTGTGATAGTCATTTCACCACCAAATAGAAAAGCAACAGAATTACGAACGATCTTTTTAGGTAGGTTGGTTACGACCTTAGCTACATCGACAGTCTTGTCTTCTAGTCTCTTTGGCTTTTCGGCTCCTGTTTCGGGGTCAACTTCTACTTCTGTATCTGAATATACAGCAATCTTTTTAGGCTCCCGATACCCGACAGATTCTTTACGTCGGGTTCTGTCTCCATTGTATTCCTCCATATATTCACGAGGATTACGATTTTCACGGGTATCAACGCATAAATCACCTACTATGCTACCGAAATCTTCATTTTTCAGAATATCCTTAATGTCTGGCATATACTTTTCTTTTAAAATATACGCCCTAGAAGTATTTCCTGAAGTGGTAAGATAACATTTTTCAAAATTCATAGGTGTTTTCTCGGATATAGGCTGAATCATTTTGTATTTTCGCAGAGCGAGGCAGAGCAATATCGAATTAATTTTTAATTCGGTATATTATGTTTTGTAGAAAAAATAACAAGAGAAAGAAATTAGGTATAGTCACTCTGTATCTATTGATCCGATTAAAATATTGGATGTATAAAGAACAAGAAAAAGGTAATCCAGTCTTACAACTTTTATTGATGCTAGTTGATTTTTTCAGTAATTAATATTTGATTTAGGCATGAATGAATATAACTATCCACGCCCTACCTTACGAGTAGATGTTTGGAACTTCAAGCCAAGTGATTCTGCAAATTCTGCAAGAATTGTCATTCCGTCCGGAGCGTCGTCGTGAGCGTTATCACCTTCACGCTTGTAGCTAGTGAGTGACTTCATAAAACGCCAATAATCCGAACCTTTAGGGTATTCTGATTCGTCTAAGAATACACAATGCTTCTTTATCCAGCCAGCCTTCATAATGATACGTGTTTCCTTGTGCTGGGTTGTTGGCCGGGCTTGTATAACACACGATTTCTTTTTTGATGTAACAAGCTTACGCACATTGATAGCAAAGATACGACCACCATTATTTGACTCAATGCGTAGCTGATCGCACTCGGTATCTATTACCATTTGTGCCAGGCGCGGTTCTGTAACTTCAACAGGATCCTTTGTGAAAAGAATATCAGTAATGAAATATTTCGGTCCGAACACCTTTGCGAATGGTGCGCAGAAATCATCATCTCCTTTATCGGCTGTATCACAAGCTCCGAGTGTCCCATCAGGTTTCTTTCCTGCAATATCGGCTAGTTTGAAGCGCATGAGAGACGATTTTGGGAATAGTAACCCTTTGGACTCGAATGGTTCCTGCATATATTCGGCCATCCAAATGCTTTCGTCGGTTTCAGAACGTAGTTCCCGGTAATATTCCGTAGTATGTACATCAGCGCAAAAAGTTTCATCATTCTCATCTAGTGCAGCGATCCGGATGATTTCATTATACTTGCCAGCTTCTTCCATACGTCCGAGGACATCACTAGAAGACCAGCGGGTACCGATGTCAATCATACAGCAGCTTCCCTCAATACGTGAATCGTGCGTACCTTGTTTCCAAGACCATACCTTTTCATTGTTATTGTCAGATAACGCATCTTCCAGGCTCTTGTATAAGTCGTCGGTCATGGCGAGCATAGACGCACCGAAACCGATCACGGTACCACCAACACCGCCACCGAAATAAGATACCTGGCGAGCGCCTTCCACATTCCAACTTTTCACATTCTGTTTATCACCTTTCAGATGAATATCAGGGAATATCTCTTTGTAACGCTTCGATTTTACAATATCACGGGTATCATACGAAAGTTTGTTGTATAGAGTATCAGAGCAACAATTACGCATTACGGATTCTTCCGGAAAGTGTCCGTACATCCAGGCAATGAATAGGGAAGATATATAAGACTTTCCGGCACGTGGCGGCATACTTACAGCAAGACGGTAGATAATATTAGCTAAATAGGAGGTATACACACGCATGAACGCTTCGGCTACTTTCTTCAAGAATAATCGTTTGGCAAAGAACTTAGGATCATAGTATAAGCAGAAAGCCCAGAAATCATTCCGGGCTTCACGCTTACGAAGTATAGTCGCTGCTTTCGCTCGCCTAAGCAATATTTCTCTCTCACTCTTTTTCGCCACGTACTATAGCTGCTAATTGTTCATCTGTCATTGATTCCAGTTCATCGCTAAGATTCACATTTGCGTCAATCTCTTTGCGATCACGCCATTTCTCCGGCTGCCGGTTCTTCAACCAAAAAATAGCAGCTGTCGTATCAGGTGGGTAATGTTCAGTATATTCCTTTGAGTCTGTTATTCTTCCTTCAGATGTTGCAAATTTTGTTGCCTTACAGGAATAACCGATAGCACGATTATATAGCCGAGATGCAACGTTAGCATCCGCAATATTCTTTCCTTTTTTTAGGGACTCAAGAAATTCGGGATAGTCCTTTTTCCATTTGTTCAATGTTTGTTCGGAAACAGAGAAGAATTCGGCTAGCTCTTTATCCGTTGCACCCAACAAACAAAGCTTTAGGGCCTGATCGGAGAACTCTATTCTGTACTCTGATTTACGCCCTCTTTTTTTCTTCTCGGCCGGATTCTTCTTCTCTGTCATAAACTAACAATAACTAACAAATTGTGATAACTCTTGCCTTAGCTTGGATAATCTTCAAATTAAAATATAAATAGGGGCTACTTTTTACAGTTCTCTGGAATTACTTTAGGAACAGCATTATTCCAATTAATACTATGGTGTAGGCGTCTATATACACTTCCCATTGGGCGTATCTTTGTACAAGAAGGAGCATACATAATTGTGTAGAAAGACTTAACATAAGTCCCACTATCCAAATATATATCAGTCATCCCGCCATTTGATTGTTGAGTTGTTACTTGATTCAAAGAAACATGTGGAATCTGAAAAAACAAATTTCCTCTACTTCCTAGTAAAGTGTAGGTGTTTACATCTTCATTAATTTTACCAAAAAACTTAAAAGGCATGTTTGTATCACAAATAAATGAGTTCATTGCTTTCCGTTTAAGTAATTCACCACGAACTATATTATTCTGCTTTCCTCCGATAAAATCTCCTCTTTGAGCTAATGCAACAGCTAAAGCACCTGTTTTATTTTTGAAATCAATTAGAGCATCAAGTACTTTATCAAGATTGATAATGTTTTTCTGCTTCATTTCACCATATTGATTATAAGTGTATGAGAATTCCGTATAATCATCATCTAACTCAATAAAATATTGGTAGCCTTTTTCTTTTGCTATTTCAAAAGAAGCATTTCTCGCATAAATAATAGCTCGACGATCATTGAAGTTATCACCCTCATCTGTTTCTGATGCTATTTCTTTTTTGTCGAATACATATATGTTCTCGTAGTTTTTGCGATAACGATCTATCTTCGGATCTTCATTATCTAATACTATGATAATATCACCTGTATAGCCACATTTCCGTAATGTTTTTACTGTATGTACATTGTCAGGACGCCCATGTGTAAGTATCAATGCAACGAAGCTATTATTTTTCATCATTGCTATAATCCTCCAAATATGAGTCTGACAATTCTTTCTTTAAACAAACATATCCTAGTTCAATAGCTTTATTAAAATCTATAATGACAAGAGCTGAATTTTCCATTAAATTTTGAATGATGTTGTTTGAATGAGCATAAAATTCAGCGATTTTTCCATAATCGAAAACAATGTGCCTTGAAGCTGCAATCTGAAGAAAATATTTAGTCTGCTTGTCTAAATTACACTCCTGAATTTGTTTCATCAGGCAATTGTAAGTTTCAAGATTATAGAGTTCTGATATTGCAGGTTTATTACCGGTCGGTGTGTAGATTGGAGATACTATTTTTTTTGTATAAAGATTATTATTTTTCTCATCGTCAGAATTAAGGATATCAGTCGAAAGTTCGATTTCGTCTACTGAAAACTCCCAATCATTCAATACATCAGGCGAGAAGTTTTCTATCACTAACTTCCAATCGAATTCAGAAGTATCGGAAGTATGATTGTCTGCCAGGGCTAGCAGTTTCCTTTTTTCATCTTCCGTAGATAGGTCTTTGCGCTTAATAACAATAAGCTCGGTACCGTCAGACTCAACAATACGCACTTTGAGTCCTAACTTTTGAGCTTCCTCATACACGCCATTTCCAGCGATTAACACATTGTCACGGTCGGCCAATACGGATCGACCGGCTCCACATTCAACCAGACTTTTGTGGATAAGCCGCTTGTTTTCGTCCCCATGGATACGATAGTTCCGGGGATCAATTGTAATTTTTTCTTTTTCTTCCATGACCAAGGAATTTCAACTAAAATATAGATTCCTGGGCTGTTTCCATTATTATTGAACAGATGTTTTAAATGATAACTTCTCTATTGATATAATCTACTATATTATTTAATTGATTAAAAGTAAGTGCTGCAGCGCCTGATTCTATACTCCAGTGTGACAAATCAAAATCCAAAACTTGGTTACCCTCTAAGCATTTGGAGATAGAATAATACTGTTGCCAATCACCAGTACCATATACCATTTCTCTATAATATGCAACTTTTATATCGCTATAATATGGTTCAAATATTATTTTTTTCTCAAAAAATGTAGCTAATGTCCAATATTTACCAACTATTTTTATGAATTCGTCGAATACGGGATCTATATCAAAAAGATTGAAGTTAAATCCAAATGCTTTTAGTAGGGCTAATAACTTTATAAAATCTGAATTTGAGGTAATATATATACCTGATAATTTTTTACTTAAATAGATATTCTTTACTCTAATGAAGTTATCAGCATTACTTATGCGATTCTTTATTATGCGTAAATTATTTTTTACTGTATCTTTTTCATCCATCGATGAAATAATCATATCTGATAGTATGTCACAGATTTTGGGGTATTTCACCAAATCCTTATCCAATAGAACATTAGTGATATACCATTTCAATTTGTCCTTTAAAGAATAGATATATTCTTTACTGTTTGAAAATTTACTTATATAACCTGTAAAGTCAGTCTTATCTCCATAAATATGGGCATATATCTTCTTGATATTATCAATATCGCAGACTGTGACTATTTTATCTAAGCAAAACTTGTTATCTCCACATGTTTTATCAAATTCAGCCGGTCCAAGAGTATATCTATCAAAATGAGCGGAAAAAACATTGAGTATCCTGAAAATGTGAGCAGGATCTATTCTATCAAGATCTTCTATGATTAATACAACCTTTTTTGTCGGATTCTTCTTTTTATATTCTTGAATGATGTCACAAATCAATTGCGAAATAGTATCAAACTCATATATTGAACCTTTTAATGAATCAAATTTGGTAATATATAATTCTGATGTTTTATCAACAGACTTAAATTGTTCTTTATATGTCTCAAATTTGGCCTTTATGTTTTTGAGCTTTTTAATAACATTACTAATATTAATGTCAATTCCATATATGTTTATATCCGGGATTATGCTCAAAATATCCAAAAACTTATCTTCTTGATTATTTGTGAAAAAGTAATAGAACAAAGAAGCCGCATTCAATTCTATTTCATTGATATTAATCTCCTCACTTGAAAGTAGTTTAATTAATATATCCCTTTTTATCAATTCAAATATGTCTTTATTATCCATTACTTGATAATTTACAGGATATATCGGAATGAACAGATAATCATTTGAATATTCTTTAATAAAACTACTGATAAAGTAGCTTTTTCCATTGCCGAATTTAGCTGATAATATGCATCTTGAATTAGCGTCAAGATATTGTTTAAAATCCTTGAGATAAGGTTCTATTGGAATCATATTTTCTTCTGTAGTCATGTCTTTGTTGTTTTTTCACCAAAAGTAATAATATTACAAATTAAAACAATGAACTTCCATTTATTTTCTTTCTAATAAGTTCTTGTACTCCGTTATAAATCTCATATAGTTGTTTCAATGTTTCCGGACCTTCCCAGTCAGAAAAATTACCGTCTTGAAAGAAATGGAACTCAAAGACACGGGCTGCCACCATACCAAGGTCTAGGCTTTCAAATGTCTCTCTTACTAAATGCAGTTTATTTAGTATTTCAGTATTTCTATCTTCTGATTCATCCGGGATATCTTCAATATCCAGCTTTGAATAATCTACATTATCATCCACAGGCAGGGGCTTGTATCTACTCCTATACTGTGAAGTAGGAGAGGATGCGTTTAGCTTTATCATCTTCAAAACAAAGAAATCAAGCTCTGTATAGCCATTTTTTTTTGTTTCAAGTAGTTTGTCCAGCAACCTGTTTTTCTTTTGAAGGAGCGAACAAATAACCTCATTCAAGACATCTGTCGCTTCATCAGGAATGCCGGCAAGCCCACAATGATACAAAGAGTAATCAAGCCAGCGTTCGTAACGTTTTGTTATGTAATTATTTACTGCTTTACTTGCCATAAGCACAAAGATTTTATATATTTGCTGTTCCTAATAGCTATAAGCTTTGTGCTTATGAGAGTGGTCGGCGGTGGTACGCTGGCCGCTTTTATTTTTGCATTTCTTCGTACACCAAAAGCACACGTTTACATCTATGTGCCTCTTTTAATTCCTTTCGATATACTTCGATATTATCCGTTAAATCTTGTACTCTGTTAACTACGGACTTGTTTAAAATGCTATCTATTAACTCAACTCTTGTAACTTTGTATTTCATATTGTTTCCTCCCAGTCATAGTTCCATAATCCTAATTTTCCTCTTACATTTTCAATTGGCTTTTCAAAGAGAACGGGATTAGTGAGTACCCAGTGAGAAACACCTTTATCCGCCCATATTGAGGGATGATTTTGCACACAGTCTACAATCTCTACACTACCGATGATGGAGCCAAAAGGAAGATCGTTGAAACCTATACGGCTCATAGGTGTATTGAGCACCTTTAATCTTTGGCTTGGCTGTAAGCAACCAAACTTAGCAATATCTCCCTTTGCACTTGAATGTATAAGTACACGTCCACGAAAATTTGTTTTCCAACTCCGGTTCTCAATATCTTTGATACCGTGAACGATCAATGAGGCCCACGGCTGTTTTACTGTCAATACTTTAACTCTCATTTTCTTTAGTTTTAGCAATGTTATAATTACACAAATACATCCCGATATCCATTTCGGCTACATCTGGAGGAGGAATACTTTCACCGTAAATCTTACGTAGAGCCTCTTTATTGCCTCCCCATGCTTTCCAAAGTACCATGGGCTCATACTTATCAGGCAGATATGGAAATAGCTCACAGAAGGTTTTGAAGTCCTGTTTTGCTTTTTCTCGTTCTCTTCTGGTATTTTGAACTCCCGTTACGATATCTTTAATCAAGTTCTCATTACGGGAATAGCCAGTTTCAGCCTTTTTTCGTACAAGTTCATTTTCTCTATGCTCAATTTCGCGTCGCCTGTCTTTGCAAAATTCGACAAGTGCTACCATGATCGCTTGATTATTGATCTTCGATCCCCAGACGAATTGTCCGCGGCTGCCGTTCTTTAGCTGGGAGAAGAAGATACATAACTCGGCTAAATTCAGGTACCAGTAGCTAGATAGTATCGACAGGGCTGTTTCTGCCAGCTGGGCATTAGTCAACTCAACACCGGCATATCTCAGCACAGATTTCAAATGCTCGGTAATGATCTCTACCGATGTTGAGTTGCTAAAGCTCCTGTTTACGTCTGCCAAAGTGGGTATATTCTCTGCATTAGCCACATCTGACAATGAGACATTACAGTTTAGTTGTGCGATTGTACCGCTCCATTCAGCGACCAATTGAGAGGCTGTCGATCCAGCTTGTAAGGCCTGCTGTATCGGCGTTAGTTCCTTTCTGATTGCTGTCTTCTGGACAATCTGTGACGGACTTAGCACTACCTGCAGTTCTGTTTTTATTAGTTCTCCGTTCATCTTTCTTGTTTTTAAGCTCAATTTTCAACCAACTAGCAAAATGGGACATAGCATCTTTGGGAGACTTCGCTGTTTCGCCTTTATTCTGTTGCTCCATGAAAAACTGCTTCAAATACTCGTAAAAAGCTTCTAGTGTAAAGTCATTGTAGCCGGAAGAACGAGTATTCATCGTTACTGTTTCCGCCCATGATTGATTTGATTTAAGTTCAGCATAGCAATCATCTAAGGACTTATCGAAAAAACTATCAGCCGGAAACAGATCTCCCACGCGTAAGGGAGATATTGTCTTATTGTCTTTAGTCTTATCTTTAATGTTAACCGTTTTACTTACCCTTTTACTTACCGTTTTACTTACCTCTTTACTTACCGTTTTACTTTCGTCAAGTAAGTAATAAACTGGCGATTTTGCATTCTTTTTACCCGATTCGAAAGTTATTAAACCTTTTTGCTGCAATCTGTTCCTAACTTCAATGACGGTCTTCTCTGATATACCGGTTGCGAGGACGATAGTCTTGTTGGGATGTTCAAACGGATTCTGCCAACCCCGAATATTGCACTCATTCAAGAGATAGAAGTACAAAAAGACTTCGTTCGGGCTGAATTCTACACTTCGATTCATCTTCCAAAATTGGTTTATATAATCTATATAGGTCATTGTATGCTATGCCGTCAGTTTCTGACGTATTAAGTTCATATTCTTTTTCACGAGTCCGATAATACGGTTATGGTACTCGGTATTACTATTGCAGGCTCCACGGGACTGAACAATACTGAATGTCTTTAAATTGACCTCTACAGTCTCAATATGTTTCTTGCCGATTCGAGCAGAAAGAATGAGTGAATCCTTTTCTTTATAATATTTATTTGTAAAGACGCAATGGTGCATGATTTCACCTTCTTGTTGAAACTCTTCAAGACTTTTGAGCGGTACTACGACTATTTTACCATCAGACATTTTTAGGTCAAAGAACTTCGATTTTTCTTTGATATAATTCTCTGCATCCTTCTTGAGTTTAAGCAATTGTTGCATTTCTTTAGCTTTGCGTTCTTTTTCATCATCACGTTTCTTTCTCGCCACATACAAGTCATGGGCTTTTTTTAGATTCTTAGGACAAACGTAATGGGCATTATGCAGATCTTTATGATAATGATCTAGTAGTTTCAGATAATCAAACCACATCGAAACATCTTTAATCCGATATTTATTACGAAGACAAATTTTTATAGACGGCCAATACATATCAATCTTGTAACGGTGGCCCTCGAAATAATCTATTAATTCATAACGTCTTGCCTTTAGAAGTGTTTCAGCCTTAGGAGAATGGGGAATTGTATTGATGGCAGTAAGAAATGACATACCGCGTAATTTACAATCTATACCCATTCGAATATACTTAGGTCTAAAGACAGAGGCCGGATGATAGCGTTCGCAATAAATATCATTGTTATGATTGTAATAATACGATCCAACAACTTTATTCCGTATCTCCAGTTCTCCGCACCAGCCATTGAATCCCGTATTATTGGCACGAGCTACTACTTCCCGGTTACCGTCGTCTTTTATCCAATGTTGCAGTATTTCACGAATATAATAACGAGGCTTTGTTTCTTCTCGGTAATAAGCAATCAATTCAAAACTACGGATAACTTGGAATTCCTCACAAATTTCTGCCTTGCCAATAAACATTGTCTGTTTATTGATACGCTTCCTCGACTGTTCTATTTTCAAAGACGTATCACAATGAGGACAAACAGCACGTTTACGTTTTACAAGTTCTGGAGAGAAGCGTTGGCCGCACTCCATACAGATAATACGTGACTTGGTTGCATATCCTATATGTTTCAAACACTCATTCTTAGCCCAGTCAATCATCAAACTCTCAATATTAGGCAGCTGGCTACTTAAATTAACAACTCTAAGCTGTAACTTTGTTCTTGGTCTCATAAGTCTTCAAATAATAAAAATTGTCCGGAAGGTATTTGCTTTTTCATCCCTTTACGCTTATTAGGGGCAGAAGCAGGCTTTTTAATTTCTGGTTGTTCTGTAGATGCTTCTTTTTTCACATTTCCAGCTGATACCTTATAATTGGTTTGCTTACTAACTTTGATATCATCTTCATCGTAGTAATGAACTGCTAATCCGAATACTTCATCATCAGACATACATACAACACTACCACCGCGTTTTTTTGCCTGGCTTATGATATAGTCGTAGCATTCGTCTATTTTCTTATTTGGCTTTGCATAGGAGGTAGCAAAGAGAGGGTCACGCTTTGCTCGCTCTTCTAAATATGATTGAATAACCTGTTTAGGTGATTGATATTCTTTTCCCATAGCATTAATAGTTAATTGATAAAGGCATTAATAGATAAGTCAAGCTACGAACTTCTTCATCGCAGCGGGTAAAGATTGAGGCTTTTGATGGATCACTCATGCTGATAGTAATATCTTCCGAAGGAATGTTATTTATCATTTCTATTAAGAAGCTGCTCTTAAAACCAATTTCAATATTACAGCCTGACTGCAGGGTGATCGTTTCTTCTGCTGATTTAGAAAAGTCTAAATCATGAGCTTCAATTTTAAGAGAAGTAGAATCAAACTTGAGTACCACCAAGGATGAGGATTCGGAACAGAAGACAGATACACGCTTTAGAGCAGATACTATATCAGTCTTCTTTAATACTGCACGATTAGGTTGTTTTTGAGGGATAACAGCACGATAATTAGGGAACCGGCCTTCGATCATACGACAGATTAACCGGTATGAATCAAATTCAATTAAAATATTGGTCTTGTTTACCGAGATTTCTACTTCCATGCAATCTTCCGGAACAATGTTAGAAAGTACTTTAGCAAACTTGCTTGGTAGGATGAAAGCCGCCCGCTCTTTTCGTGTGTAAGGAGACGGATTCTCAATCATCGCTAGACGAGTGCCATCAGTTGCAACAAAAGACATAGAATCCAGGCCTATATCAAAATAAACTCCGTTCAGTACTGGGCGAAGTTCATCATTAGCACTACAAAACAATACTTGCCTTATTCCGTATAATAGATCGTTGCCTGATACGAGAATTGGGCTGGCAGTATCATCCGTGCTCATAGATGGGTATTGATCTCCTTTTTCAAGTGGTATTGAGAACTTACCGTTTGCATACTTAACAATCAACTCCTTTTCGAGGATGGATATAATCAAGGGTTGTTCGGGAATCTCTTTTAATCCGTCAAGTAATGTTTTGGCATTAGCCATAAAAGTGTAATTGGTGAAGTCTGCGGCACCATCAATGTTTGTAGAGATGCGTCCTCCTTCTTCTCCTGCGGTTACTAGAATGACTCCAAATTCATCGACAACAAACAAAAAGTTGTCATAGGCAGGTAATGAGTTTTTAGGCTGTATAATTCGCCCGACTGATTTTAGCTTATCTGATAAAGCTGTTTTTGATACTGTAATTTCCATGCGTCATTGTTTTTTGGCGCATAACATAAAGAGGAGATAGGTTTCAGTAATTAAAAGCTATTGAATTGTATAGGAACAACAAAAGCCGGATAAAATCATTGTTTTATCCAGCTCAACACCATTATGTCTGCAAATATAGAGAGAGTTTTTGTATTTGCAAACGTTTCAGTCTTTTTTTTCTTCTTTTTTTTGCAATAAATCCAATACAGCGCGATTTGCCTTGTCGCAAATACTATAATCTATATCAATGTAGATATCAGCCATTTTATAGTCATTGTTCACATGGCCGAGGCAGAAGTCGATGTCAGCTTTTGGTACTCCGGCTTTATTTCTTGCTAAACTAGCCCATGTGTGGCGAGCCCAATTAGTAGTAACTTTAAAATCAATCTCTAAATTCAAGCAAATGTCTCTCAGCCCATTATTAATTGCACGCATGAAATTATTCAAGTTACAATAGTTGGTATGAAAGTAGGAGAGGAAATAACCCTCTGTGTATTTATCAAGGAGGATGCGGAGTTCTGGTTCTATTTTTATCGAAAGCGGTATTTGTTCATGATTGTTCCGCGTTTTTGTTTTTGAACGTGTGTATTCCAGCCTTCCACGACGTTCACATGATATACTATATAGATCATTGATATTGATTCCCATCATATAGAACATCATCATAAAGACATCACGAGCCATATTAGTACATTTCTTATCAGACTGAAAATCTCGGATTTTTAATAAGGTGTTGGTATCTATATTCTTCCGTTTTCTCCGATACTCCGGGATTTCAACTTTCTTGAATGGGTCGCCGGGAATCCTTATAATATCAAAGTCTTCGTTATTATAATAGAGTTTTGCTTTGTTATACAATGCTCTTATCCCCCTAAGATAGTGGCTTACCGTGCCTGGTTCTAAAGGTGTGCCGGCAGGTCCAGAGTGATATAAGTCTTTGATCATCTTATTCAGCAGGAATGAAGTGATAAGTTTTATATCTATCTTTTTTCTTTTCATGTACCAACATAGGGTATCGATAGAGGATCTGTACCAATCGGCAGTTTTTCTCTTTTCCGTTTGAATTACTATATTTTGGGTAAACTCTACGAAGTCTATAAATTCGGCATCAGGAACTAATGATTTTTCTATTTCTTCTTTTAGGTCCTTACATGACATAAATTGGGTTCTTTCTTGTCCTAGCTTCAAATACTCTCTCCTGATCTTTTGGATATACGCATTTATTTCGTACTCTATCATTTCACTGTTTGGTACGTTGGGTAGGATCCGGCCGGAGGCGTCCATGTTTTCTGGGCGGATATAGTAGCTGGTTGCTATATACTGGGATTCTCTATTATGATAGATTCTAATTTTTATATTTGATGTTCCATCTTGTTTTA